ATTGAGAATGCTGTTAGAGGTAATTACACATCAGGTGGCATACTTAAAGAAAATGGAAACAAAGCTATTAGAAATGCACACAATTACATGAAGAAAGAATTGTATGATTTTGAATTTCAATATGCACAAGACAATGATGGTAAACAGCCTTCTACTTTTGAACGTGAAGAATTTTTAAAGAAAATGGGTGACATAGTTATTGAGAAATTTGTTGAAGGTACTGGTGGAGACCCAACAATGAAAACTATGACTGAATACGAACAAGACATTAAAACTAAACAGGCAGAAAAAGATGCTAAAGATGCTAAATATGAAGCGGCAGGAGTATCTGAAACTACTGAAGCTATAGCAAAAGCCTTAGATGATGCAAGATTAGAAATACCTGCTAAAGTAAAAGAGGCTTTAGACAAATTTGATAGTAACATTTTTGGTTTTGGATTTGGTCTTAATGATGAAAATTTTGGTAAATCTGAAAGTGAGGATAGACAAACTTTTGCTAATGAGAAAATTCCTTCAGTAGTTGCAGATATATTAAAAGACGTTCCTATTACAATGGAAGTTATTGAAGCAATGGAAACTTCTGATTTTAATAGTTTAAAAGAACAAATTGCAAAAGCTATACAAGCAGGAACAAACAAAGCATTAGGTTCAATTACCACACAACAAATAGACCAAGCACTACAATTAATTATTAAGAGAGGCAGTTAATGGCATCATTTAGTACATCACTAGGTACAACAATTACAGATAATACCACTACCGCAGATTTACAAAAACCAGATAGTGCGGCATTAGCATTAGAAGAAATACAAACAGAAAATTTTTATAACACTTTAAAAAGTTATTATTCTTATAGAGAAAAAGACACAAGTTTTGATGTTATGTCTCACGCAGATTTATTAGATTATTTTTATGAAGATAGGTCTTGGAGAAACAACAATACTATATCTATGGGTATGGATATGGCTAATGTTTTTGGTGAAGAAGATGAAAACAGAATAAGAGAATTTTCTTACATACAACAAACGTATGCACAATTACCTTCATTTTGGAATGACCCAAATAGAAACTTTGGTTCATGGTTAATTGACAATGGTGGTGCTATGTTAGCAGACCCAGTTAACTTAATAGGATTAGGTGTTGGTGGTCAAGCCGCAAAACAAGGTTACAAAGCCGCTTTAAGAGTTGCTCTTAAAGATAAGATGGCTAAAGAAATATCAGAAATTACAATCAGAGAAACCGCAAAAGAAGCTGAAAAATTAGCTTTAGGTAACGCAATTAAAAAAGGTGCATTAACTGAAGGTTATATCAATGCAGGTATTGCAGGTGGACAAGATATATTATTACAAAATACTGCTGTTCAAGCAGGTATACAAGATGAAGTTAGTCTAAAACAATCAGGCATAGCAACTGCCGCAGGTTTTGGTTTTGGTACTATCTTTGGTGCAGGATTTACAGCAGGTGCTTTTAAATTAACAAATAGAAGTCTTGCTAAAAACTCTGTTAAAAATCTAAATGACATTCACAATTATGGTAAAAGTACCACTACAGGTTCAAAACTATTTGATGATTTAACTATCACAAACAAATCTAGTAAGGCAGATGTCAATGCTCCTAAACAGGAAAAACCCCCAAAAACTACAAAAGAATATCTTAAAAAATTAAGAGGCGATAAAATTAAAGCAGACGATAAATCACCTAAATTAGCTATCAATGCTACTAAACAAAAAGATGGTGGTTATGAAGCATTTGTTAAAAATAAAATTGCTGAAGTTACAGAACAAATAGAAAAGAAAACTATTACTAAAGAACAGATGATAAGAGAAACTGTAGAATTAGGACAAGATGAAAAATTGATGAAAAGATTGGCTAACAACATGGCTAACTCTGATGAATTTACAAAAATGTATGTCACTGTTATTGCACAAGCAGATGGCATTAGAACAAGATTTGATAAGATAGGAGCATTATCTACAGAACTAAATAGAATAGATTTATCTGATGCAGAGATAGATGAAATATTAAAAGATATAGCTAAATACGATAGCGAAATTACTCAACGTATTGTTGTTAAGAAAAAAGGTTCAGAAAATGTGGCTAGAGGTTTAGTTGCACACCAAGTAGATGCTAAAGGAACTAGAGCCGCAGAGTTAGTTACACAACCTGAAGACCCTGCATTGGCTCTTAAAAAGAAAGGCACTAGAGAACAACAATTAGAATTTTGGAGAACTGTAGGTCAACTAGGAGATAGAGAACAAATTATTGCGGCACTGCAAAATGTTAAAAAGATAGATAGATGGGACATTGCGGCAGAGTATGTAAACAACAATTTATTATCTTCACCTGATACACACATATTAAACATTGTGTCTGGTCTAACACAAACAGTTTGGAAACCTGCAACTATGTTATTAAGAGGAGCAAACATGCTTCCGCATGATAAAGTTAGAGCAGGTCAAATAATGCGAGAAGCATTGCACACGTTTGTATATCAATTTGCTTACACAGGTCATGCTTTAAAAAGAGCAGGTAAATCTTTTTGGGAAGGTAAACCAATTTTAGATTCTGCACAAATGAAATACGATAGCAACATTAGACAAGGACAACTTCAAAGATGGATTAATGAGTTTGGAAAAACTTTTACTGATAGATTAGGTATGACAGGTAAAGTTATACAAAAAGGACAAAAAATTGTTGGAGGTACTGTAACTTTGCCTATGAGAGTTTTAGCGGCAGGAGATGAATTTCTTAAATCTATGGCTTTTAAAGCAAGAATGGCATCTGTAATTAATAGTAAAATTATAGATGAAACTCCTGACTTTTCTTTATTAAAAGGTGATGGGTTTAGAAAAAAATACAAACAAAGAGCATTAGAATTACAATCAGAATTTATTGATAATAAAACAGGTAGAGCTATAGAAATAGGCAACACTGTAGAAGATAGATTAAATGCACCTTTGCATTATTCAAGAGAATTAGCTTATGTTCAACCTGCTTCGCAAGTTAACCCTTTAACAGGAAATTCTGAAGGTGGACTTACAGGTTGGATATTATCACAAACAGCAGGTAAAGCTAAATGGACGAGAGTATTTGGTCTCCACTTTATAAACACACCATCAAACTTATTAAGATGGAATTTTCAACATTTACCTTTTCTAGGTAGATACCAATTTCAAATGAGACACTTACTTGCTGAAGCTGATTTACCAGATTTAGACGCAGGTGCTAGTACATTTAAAAAAATAACACATGGTTTAAGTAAAGGTAAACTTGGAAGAATAACTGCACCTATTAGAGGTGTGTTTGGTAAATCAAGATACCTAAACCCAGAAGCGGCGGCAGAAGCTAATGCTAGAATACAAATGGGTTATTTATTGTGGACTGGAGCATTAGGTCTAGTAATGGCAGGTAAAATTACAGGTGGTGGTGATAGAGATTGGAGAAAGAATAGAGAAAAAACTAACAACACAGGTTGGCAACCATACTCATGGAGAACAAGTGATGGAAGATATATTTCATTAAATAGATTAGACCCAATATTTACACCTATGTTTATTATGGCTGATGTCATGGACGTGTATAGTAACTGGGCTAGAGAAACAGATGACTTACCACCAAGTATTGATAAACAATTAACAGAAGTATCTATAGGTGCAATTACTATGTTAACTAGAAACATTACTTCTAAATTCTATACTAAAAACATTATTGAATTATTTAACTTTATGTCTTCAGATGACTTTATGAAATCAAGAAGTCCTGAACGTGCCGCCGCACAACAAGCCGCACAATTTATTTATAAAGGTATACCTATGTCAGGTGGTTTAAGATATTTAAACAGAATAGGTGATGAGTGGGAAAGAGAATTATGGACATTAATGGATAGAATAGGAACTATGAACCCTACTAACACATCAGACGCTACTATGCCGAAACGTAATATGTTTGGACAAACGATTGATAGAAAAAGAGGTTGGTTGTTTGGTTTAGGTGGTGATACTGGTTTATTTTCTTCTCCTTTTGCTATGACTAATTTTAAAAATAATGCTACTGCTAAATTCTTACTAGATAAAGAGTTTAATTATCTGCCTCCTGCTAAAATAGATAGATATAGTGGCTTTAATTTAAAAAACTTACGAAACTCTAAAAATCAAACAGCATACGACAGATGGTTAGAATTGAAAACCGAAGTCTTTTTAGATAAAAATGGTAAAGCCATTACTAATAAAGATTATCAAGGTAAGAAATTTACTGTTCAAGAATACATTGAGTACGCTATCGCAACCCCTACAAGTAAGTTATACTTGCACCCTACAGGTGAGGTAATTGGTAAAGATTATCAAGTTCAATACATTATTGACGTTATACACCAAGTAGAAGGTGTAGCTTATAAGAGAATGATTAAAGAATACCCTGAAATTATGGAAAGATTTAAACTTCAAAATAAATATTTAAAAGAGGAATTTCAAAATCAAAAATCCATAATAAAAGCACTAATTAACTAAACTTACACTTTTAGTAAAACCCAATTAAAAACATAAGGAAAATCACACATGGCAAATAGTTTTGTACGTTATACAGGTAATAACAGTACAACAGCATATTCTATACCTTTTTCGTATAGAGCTACAGGAGACCTAACAGTTACTCTTGCAGGTGTAGCAACTACGGCTTTCACGTTAAACGCCGCAGGAACAACACTTACTTTTAACACTGCTCCTGCAAATGCAGTAGCTATTGAGATTAGACGTAGAACCTCACAAGGTACTAAATTAGTAGATTATGCTTCTGGTTCTGTACTTACAGAGAATGATTTAGATACAGATTCAGACCAAGCGTTCTTTATGGGTCAAGAAGCCATTGATGATGCTAATGATGTTATTAAAGTATCAAATACAGATTTCCAATGGGACGCACAAAACAAAAGACTTACAAATGTGGCAGACCCTACGGCGGCACAACATGCGGCAACAAAGAATTACTTAGAAAACACGTGGTTATCAGCGTCAGATAAGACTACTCTTAACAATGTTAATAGCAATATATCAGCGATTAATACTGTTAATAGTAACATGTCAGCTATTACTACAACTAATTCTAACGCTACAAACATTAATACAGTAGCGACTAACATTACTTCAGTAAACACTGTAGCAACAGACATTGCTAAAGTTATAGCAGTAGCTAATGATTTAGCAGAAGCCGTTTCAGAAGTAGAGACTGTAGCAGACGATTTAAACGAGGCAACATCTGAAATAG